CTTAAATAAAAGTATAGACCAAACTACAAAAAGTAATAAAGATTTACACGCTTCATTTGAAGAAGTCTACGGTGAAATAAAACCGTTAACTGCTGAAATGGGTGAAATGGAAGACCGTCTTTACCAAATGGCAAAAGCTGGTGAACAGAACACACAAGAATTTAAAGACTTATTAAAAGAAGTTGGTAAATATAGAAAGGTACAAATTGAAACAGACTTAGCGGTAGATAACGCTGCAGGTACTATGTCTCAAAAACTTGGTGGTGCTTTACAAGGTGCAGCAAGTGGTTTTGCTTTAGTTCAAGGTGCTATGAATTTATTTGGTACTGAATCGGAAGAAGTTGAACAAGCACTTTTAAAAGTAAATTCTGCTATGGCACTTGCTGAAGGTATTCGAGGTGTTCAAGAATTTACTACGAGTTTTGGTTTAGCAAGTAAGGCTACAAAAGGTTATACATTAGCTCAAAAGGCTTTAAACCTGGTTTTAAAAGCTAATCCATTAGCTTTAATTATTACCGCAGTAATAGCTTTAATTGGTTACTTTGCAACATTTACAGACGCTATTGATGTAGTAATTGACGGCTTAAAAGCAATGAGCGACTGGTTAGGAATAACCGATTTTGAAGCAGAAGAAGCAGCAGAAAAGCGTGTTCAAGAAGCTGAAACCCAAAAAAAAATACAAGAAGCAGAACAGAAAAGAGCTGAAAATTTACATAATTCTAAAATGTCTGACCTTGACAATGAAATAGCATTAGCAAGGGCACAAGGTAAAGACACAACTAAATTACAAAAGCAAAAAATTGCTGAAATATTAAAAGTAAAAAAAGCAAAGTTAGCCGAGTTAGCAGTAGATGAAGCAATAGTAGAACAACAAAAACAGATTTTAATAGGAATACAAGCAAGAGGAGGAACGGCAGGACAATTGGCAGGAGGATTATTAAAAGAACTTGATAAAAGACAGGCAGAAGCAGACAAATTAAAAGCAGAAATTAAAAAACTTGAAACCGATTTAAAAATTGTAGATATTGAATTTGAAAAAGCAAAATCAAGTTCATCAAGTTCAAATACTAAAAAGCAAATGATTAGTGATTTAGAATTTGAAAGAAAAATACAAGACTTAAAACTTAGTCAATTAGAAAAAACTACTGAAAACGAAATAAAAATACTTAAAGTAAAGTATGATAGAATTATAGAAGATACTAAACTAAATGAATCACTTAAAGAAGAACAAAAGACTGCTATAATAATTGAACAAGAAAAAATACGTGACAATGAAATAAATGCAATTAGACAAAAATCTAATGAAAAATTATTAACATTAGAAACAAAGTCAATAGAAGAAATAAAACCAATAACAGAACTTAAACTACAAGAACAAAAAGAATACTACGACAAGGTAGATGAAATAGCTGCTAAAAGTGGACTTAAAAGAAAAGAAGTAGAAGAAGAATTAAAGAACGCTTCTTTTAGTATAGCAAAAGACACGCTAAGTTTAGTAAGTGAATTAAACAGTTTATTTGCTTCTGAAAATGAAGAAAACGCAGAAAAAGCATTTAAGATAGATAAAGCAACAAAGTTAGCAAGTGCTACAATAGCTGGTGTACAAGCAACAATAGAAGCCTTTAAAACTGCAAGTGCTTCACCTATAAGTATTGGTTTTCCAGCTTACCCTTTTGTACAAGCTGGTCTTGCTGGTTCATTTGCTGCAGTTAATATTGCAAAAATAGCCAAGTCAAAATTTCAAGGTGGTGGTGGTGCTGGTGAATTAGACACTGGTGGCGGTGGCGGTGCTGGTGCAACGGCAACACCAACTGCACAATTTAATGTAGTCGGTGATAGTGGAATTAACCAACTTGCAGAATTACAAAACCAAAAACCTACACAAGCTTTTGTCGTATCAAGTGAAGTGACTACTGCACAAAGTTTAGACCGTAATAGAGTACAAAACGCAACACTTTAAATAATTTTAGTTATATAGATATGAAAATAGTTGAACTAATTTTAAACGAAGAAGACGATAACGCTGGTATAGACTGTGTAAGTCTTGTTGCCAAACCAGCAATAGAATCTGATTGGGTAGCACTTAAAAAACACGAAGTACAATTAAAGACCATAAACGAAGACAAGCGTTTGCTAATGGGTGCTGCTTTAATTCCTAACAAACAAATTTACAGACGTAACGAAAAGACGAATGAAGAATATTATATATTTTTTAGTAAAGATACTGTACGCAAAGCAAGTCAACTATTCTTAAAAGAATCTAACCAAAACAATGCAACAATAGAACACACTAAAAAAATTGAAGGAATGTCTGTTGTTGAAAGTTGGATAAAAGAGGGTGAACAAGACAAAAGCAATTTATATGGTTTTGACGCTGAACCTGGAACTTGGTTTATTACTATGAAGGTAGACAACGAAGAAATTTGGAACAAAGTAAAAGACGGTGAAATAAAAGGTTTCAGTATAGAAGGTTATTTTGCAGAAAAAGTAGAAGCAAGTAAAGAACTAACTAACGAAGAAATATTAGAAGAAATAAAATCATTATTTAAAAAGTAAAAAATGAATACTACAAAAACAGTTTTCAATAAACTATACAGTAAAAAGACGGAATTAGAAACGCATAAAGTTGAATTGGGTGGTTTATCTTCTGAAATTACTGAAGGTTATCAAGAAGGTTTTGAAGCTTTAGAAAAAGCTATAAAAGAAATTCAAAGTATAGATACTTCTAAAATTAAAAGCCATTTAAAGAAGTCAAGGTTAGAACACGGAGTAGTTATATCTAAATTTGATAAAATGAAAAAATTATCTAAAGAGTTAGGAATACCTGTTCCTAAACCTGTATCTAAGGCAGGTAAATTAGCTGAAAAAATGACTAAAGAATGGGAAAAATGGAATGCTATAGCTGACAAATTAGAATCATTATCAAAATAAATAAATGCACAAGCCTAAAAAAAGACGAACCAGAAAAAACGCAACACCAAGTAAAACTTCACCTAAAGGTGGTAGGCGTGGTTGTTTATGTGAAGACAATACTTACCACGTAGACTGTTGTGATGGCACAATACACGCACAAGGAATAGGTAAAATTTAATCTTAAACGCAACAAAAATAAATTAAATAGTTAATAAGTTATGAATACACAAAAATCTGTTTACAATCGTTTATTCTCTAAAGTAGAAAAAACAGAATTAGAATCACAAAAAGTAGAATTAGCTTTAATTGATAATTTTAAAAAACACGAATCAGCTATAAAAAAAATAGTTGAAAAAAGTCAAAAACAAAAAGAAAAATTAAATAATACTTTTGACCAAGTAAAAACACAAAATAATCAATTAATTAAAGACGGATTAGCTGAACTTGATAAAGCTTATGATGAATTAAAAAAGGTTTCAAAAATAGCAAATGATTTAGGTATACAAGTCCCAAGTGAATTTGAAACAATAATGTCAAAAATGGAAAAACAAGTAAATAAAGATATTGAAGTTCCTTCTATTAATTCTATACCTTACAAATAAATGCACAAGACAAATTAAAAAGCTTAAATAAAATAAAAAAAATGAATACAACTGAAATTTTAACCAAGATAAAAACACTTTTAGGTGTTGAAAGCGAAGAAGTAAGACTTGCACAAATGAAACTTGAAGACGGTTTAACAATCGTAGAAAGTGATTTTGAAGAAGGAGCATCAATTGAAATAGTAACAGAAGACGGAAAAGTAAGTATGCCAGTAGGTGACTACACACTTGAAGACGGAAGAATGGTAGTAGTTAAAGAAGAAGGTCTTATAGCTGAAATTAAAGAAGCTAAAGAAGAAGAAGAAGAAACTACTGAAGAAGTTACTGAAGAAGAAGCGAAGACTGAAGAAAAAGAAGAATACGCTGAAGAAACTAAAGCACCTAAAAAAGTAATTGAATCAATTACTAAAGAATCTTTCTTTTCTGAAATCGAAAAGCTTAAAGAAGAAAACGAATCTTTGAAGAAAGAACTTGAAGGTTTAAAATTAAGTTCAGTTGAAAACACGGAAGTAAAAGAAACTGAAAATACTGAAGTAGAACTTTCTACTGAAGAAGAACCAAAACCAATAGTACACAATCCAGAAAACAAAGAACGTGTAAACTTAGGTAGAAAAATATCACCTAACAGACAACGTACTATAATGGATAGTGTCTATGATAGAATTGCAAATAAAAATAATTAATAATTAAAATTTAAACAAATGGCTAATACCCTAACTGGAAGCACTTATGCTGGTGAATTTGCTGGTGACTATGTCGCTGCAGCTCTCCTATCTGCTCCAACACTTGAAAAAGGTTTAATTACTGTTTTACCTAACATACACTACAAAAGAGTGATGAAAAAAATCAGTACAACTGGAAGCGTTCTTGTGAATGCAACTTGTGACTTTGACCACAATATGGATGTTGATGTTGCTGAAAGAGTTTTAACTCTTAAAGAATTACAATCTAATGTTCAACTTTGTAAAAAAGACTATCACCAAGACTGGATAGCTACACAAGCTGGTTATTCTGCTTTTGAATCTTTACCTGGAAACTTTAAAGATTTTATGATAGCACACGTAGCTGGAATGACTGCTGCAAAAATTGAAACTAACATTTGGGAAGGTGCAGTTGCTTCTTCAGGTCAGTTTGACGGTTTAGTTACTTTAGCATTACTTGACGGTGATGTAGTAGATGTAGCTTCACACGCTGCGGTTACCGCTGCAAACGTAATTGACAAATTAGGTTCTATTGTAGATGCTATTCCTAACACCGTTTACGGTTCAGAAAGCTTAAAAATCTATGTTTCAAGAAACATTGCAAAAGCGTATGTAAGAGCTTTAGGTGGTTTTATCGCTGCTGGAGTTGGTGCAAACGGTACTGACAACAAAGGTACTCAATGGTTCGGTAACGGAACTTTATCTTTCGACGGTATTCCAGTAGTAGTAGCTAACGGAATGTCTGACGATACTGCAATGGCTGCTGAATCTACAAACCTATTCTTTGGTTGTGGTTTACTTTCAGACATTAATCAAGAAGTTAAATTTATTGATATGTCAGAAATTGACGGTTCACAAAATTGCAGAATTGTTATGAGAATGTCTGCTGGTGTTCAATACGCTATTGGTTCAGACGTAGTTCTTTACCACTCATAAGACTAATTAACTGAGGGGTGTAAAAACCCCTCTTATTTATAAACTTTTTAAAACTTAAAATATGTCGTGTGATATTATAGCTGGAAGAACGGAACAATGTAAAGATAGTGTTTCTGGAATACACAATATTTATATGGTCAATTACGGTGATGTGGACTTTACTGCACTAAACCAATATGGTACTGGTGACAACACAGACCAAATTGTTTCTGTACAAACAGACGGTTTGACATTTAGTATTTATAAGTTTGAACTAAAAGGTAATAACTCATTTGAACAAGCTATTAATAGTAGTCGTGAAAATGGTACTACATTTTTTGAGCAGACGCTAACAGTTCAACTTAAAAGACAAGATGTTAAATCTACAAAGAACGTAAAACTAATTTCTTATGGTAGACCAAGAATTATTGTACATACAAGAGGTGACCAATTTTTCTTAATGGGCTTAGACCAGGGTTGTGACGTTTCTGCTGGTTCAATCAGTTCAGGAAGTGCTTTAGGTGACTTTAACGGTTACTCTTTAACATTTACTGGAATGGAAGAATTACCAGCAAACTTCATTAACTGTACTAATGAAACTGAATTAAAACTATTGTTACAAAACGGTGCTGGTGGTACTGGTTCTTGTACAATTGTAACTTCATAAAAAGACACACTTTTCCTTTACTTTATACTTGTGTTAAGGGGGTTATTTCGGTAACCCCTTTTTTTATTAGAAACAAAAACACGAAATATAGTTATATAGGTATGGTTATACTAACAACTTCTACTGGGGCTCAATCTTTTATATTTATACCACGTAATAAAACGTATGACGGTCTTTACTTAACAGACGAAAGCACAAACGTAACTACACAAATTACAATTAGTTCAAACGCAACTAATGACTATTACGAAACTATTACTGCAACCTTTGTAGTAGCTTCACCAAGCTTTACTTTAAAAGAAGGTAGGTTTTATACTTTTGAAGTACGTAATGGATCAACAGTAGTTTATAAAGGTAAAATATTCTGTACAGACCAAGCAGTAAGTTCTTATAGTGTAAACCACAACACGTACACACAACACAGTACAACTAATGATTTTATAATGTATGAATAATAACAATCTACACGTATTAAATTTAAGTGCTTACGAAGCACCCGAAGTAGTTGAAAACAACAAAAACAACTATGTAACGTATGGTACTAATAACGACTATTACGACTTTCTTATAGAAAGGTATAAAAATAGTGCTACTAACAATGCTATTATAAACAATATAAGCAAGTTTGTATTCGGTAAAGGTTTGAATGCTACTGATGCTTCTAAAAAGCCAAATGAGTATGCTCAACTTATTACTTTATTAGATAAAGACGAACTAAAGAAAGTAATACTTGATTTTAAAATGTTAGGTCAAGCAGCGTTCCAGGTACATTATTCTAAAGACCGTAAAAAAATTGCAAAGGTTTATCATATGCCTATACAATTAATTGCACCAGAAAAGTGTGATGAATACGGAAATATCAAAGGTTATTATTATTCTGACAATTGGAAGGACACTAAAAAATTTCCACCTAAAAGAATTTCTGCTTTTGGAAGTTCAAAAGACGAAGTAGAAATATTATGTTTTAAAAATTACACGGTTGGAATGAAATATTTTGGTTGTGTAGACTATGTTGGTGCTTTATCTTATTGCACACTTGAAGAAGAAATTTCAGACTACTTAATAAACGAAGTTCAAAATGGTTTTAGTGGTACTAAAGTAGTAAACTTTAATAATGGAATACCAACTGAAGAACAACAAAACATAATTTCAAATAAAGTAATGTCAAAGCTTACTGGTTCACACGGTCAAAAAGTAATAGTTGCTTTTAATAGTGATGAAACAAGCAAGACAACAATAGATGACATACAACTAAATGACGCACCAGACCACTACACTTATTTAAGTGAAGAATGTCTACGTAAAATAATGTTAGGTCACAATGTAACTTCACCTTTATTATTTGGAATTGCAAACGCAAATGGCTTTAGTTCTAATGCAGACGAATTACGAAATAGTTCTATCTTATTTGAAAACTTAAATATAAAACCAATGCAAGGCGTTATAATAGACGCTATCAATAAAATATTAGCTTACAATGGTATTGCATTAAACTTATATTTCAGGACTTTACAACCTTTAGAATTTAAAGATTTAGACGGTTACAAAGATGCTGAAGAAAAAGAAGAAGAAACTGGTTACAGTTTTAGTAAAGACGGTGAAACAAAAGAATTTAATTTAGAAGAATTAATAGACGAAATTGGTGAAGATGTGCCAAGTGACTGGCTACTAATAGACGAATCAAAAGTAGACTATGATAATGAAATAGAATTAGACGAAATTATAGCAAAAGCTAACAAAAGTAGCGAAGATAAAAGCACATTATCAAAGATATATAAGTTTGTTACACAAGGTATAGCAAGACCAAATGCGAAAAGTAGACAAGATATAGAAGTAGACGGTATTAAATTTTATACAAGATACAGATACAAAGGTGAACTACGAGATAATACAAGGGATTTTTGTTCTAAAATGTTAGAAAAAAAGAAAATATATCGTAAAGAAGATATAATGCAAATGAGAACTAAACCAGTCAATCCAGGTTGGGGTAGAAGTGGTGCTGATACTTATTCAGTATGGTTGTATAAAGGTGGTGGTTCTTGCAGACATTTTTGGCAGCGTGAAGTGTACGCACAATTTACTGACGCACCAGGTTTGAATATTAAAGACCCACGTGTAAAACCTAAAGCAACTGACGCTTCTATAAAAAAATTAGAAAAATATGGCTACTATACAAACAAAGGTAAAATGATGAATGGTGACCAAGTAGCACAAAAACCAAGAACTATGAGAAATAGAGGTTTTATAAAACCAAGAAATTTTACAACACCAGTAAACGACTAATATGGCAAACGTACTTTTAATATCAAGAAACGACATAACACGCTATACTGCTTTAAATGGTAATGTAGACCAAGATAAGTTTTTGCAGTTTATTTATATTGCACAACAAATTCACATATTAAATTACTTAGGTACAGACTTACTTGAAAAGGTAAAAAGTGATATTGCTGCTGGTTCTTTAACTGGTAACTACCAAACACTTGTAAACACCTATGTCAAACCAATGTTAGTACACTATTCAATGGTTGAATACTTACCATTTAGTACGGTGTCTATTTCAAATAAGGGTGTTTTTAAACATAGTTCAGAAAATGCAAGTGTAATAGACCAAGACGAATTAGAAAAGCTTATAGAAGCAGAAAGAAAAATAGCAGAAAATTACGCTTTACGTTGTGTAGATTATTTATGTAACAATAGCACATTGTTTCCAGAATATACTTCAAACACGAATGAAGACGTAAACCCACAAAGGGGTGTAAATACTGGTAATTGGTATATATGAAAAAAACACGGAAAAGTAAACCAAAAGAAATTAACATATTAAAGTTAAAAAAATACTTAAAGCAAAATGGCAGAAAAGAAAATAAGTCAATTAACAAGTAAAGGTACTTTTTTAGAAGATACCGATTTATTTATTATAAGTAAGTCTGACGGTTCTGGTGGCTATGATACAAAGTATTTAACTGGCACAGAATTAAGACAATTAGAACTTAATAAAGAAGGTGCAAGTTACACTTTAGTTTTAGCAGACTTAAACCGACTTGTTGAAATGGAAAATGGAAGTGCTAATAACTTGACTATTCCGCCAAATAGTTCTGTTGCTTTTCCAGTTGGTAGTATAATATATATTAGTCAATTGGGTGCAGGACAAACAACTTTAGTTGCTGGTAGTGGTGTTACTTTACGTTCAAGCGGTGGTAAAACTAAACTTGCAGCTCAATACGCTATGTGTAGACTAATTAAGAGAGGAACTAACGAATGGTATTTAAGCGGAGATATAACAACTTAAAAATAAAATTATGGCGGTAACAAATGGCTGGGGGCAAGGTGTTGAAAATAACACAATAGAATGGGGAAAAGGTTCTACCAATAACGCAAATAATTGGGGTTCTATTTATGGATCAAGTGCTGCTGGTGACACACTTTTAAGTGGTGCAAGTTTTTCTAATACACGTTCTATTGATTTAGACGGTACAGACCAATATATGAATACTGGAAGTTTTACTTCATTTGACGGTCAAGATAAGTTTAGTGTTTCTATGTGGTTAAAAATGCCAAGTAGTGGTGGTGGTTATGTTTTAGCTAAAAACCATAGTAGTTCATATTGGGCTAATAGATTTAATTTCTTTGTTGATGAAGGTAAAATAGAAGTTAATACAACACATTTAGCTTTTAGAAATACTGGTTTATCACTTGGAAATAATTGGATTAATGTAATTTTTGTTATTGATAGAACACAAGGAGTTGTTTTAAATAGGTGTAAAGTTTATGTAAATGGTAGTGTAATTGTAAATTCTGGAAATTCAAATTTTGGTACAATAGTAGCAGATAGTGAACCTTTATTAGTAGGAACAAGAACAGTAGGAACATCAAGCCCAGCTATAAACAATCCATTTGAAGGTGAAATAGACGAAGTTAGTTTATTTAATATAGCTTTAGATGCTACACAATGTTCTGCAATAGGTAGCACCACGCCAACTGATTTAACTGGTCACGCTGGTTTAATTAATTGGTGGAGATTTGAAGAAGGTTCTGGAACAAGTGTAGCAGACCAAGTAGGAAGTAATAACGGAACATTAATTAATTCACCAACTTTTAGTACAAACGTACCAACTTAAAAAAATGGAATATAACAATTTAACATACGCAACAATAAGTATTGATGACCTACCAAAAGTAGATTTTAACCAGGTAAGTCAAACAAGTATAGAAACTGTAAGACGTTCAGTAGATTTTACAATGTTTCTTTTAAGTTGGAATAAAACACCAGCTTTTATAGAAGATGAAAGTATTGTACCTATTGGACTTTATGACCATAAAGAAATTATAGAAATAATGAGGTCTAAAGAATGGCAAGAAAACGAAAGTGATGAATAAAAACCATATATATATATTTGGAATAATGGTATTTTGTAGTGCTATTTTAACTGGAACAAGCTTAATTTTAAATTCACCTTATTATAAAATGTTTGGTGGTGTATTATTAATAAGTTATACTGTTTTACAAATGTTGGTTGGTATAGAAAGAAATGATGAAGGAGAAAATATTTAACGTAGGATTAAAACAGTTTTTTAGCACACCGTATAGTGTTATATTAATTGCAGTAGTTTTTGCTTTTGTTTGGTTAGGTAAATATTTGCTAACTTCGAAAGAAAACGAAATAACGCAACACAAAGAAATGTTAAAAGAATGTGTAGAAGAACGTAAACACGATAAGTTACTTATGCAAGAAATGGTTTTTGAAAAGAAAAGAAATAAAGAACTTGAAGAATAATTAAAATGGAAAACAAGACTATTATAATCGTAGCTATAAT